ATAGAATTGATCATCACCAAAAGCATGGCTGGTGGTTAAAATCTTCTCGTAAGAAAATAGGATAATAAATGAAAAGTTTTCAAACATATTTAAAAGAAGAAGCTGAGAACAACGAAAAGTTGACGCACATTACTCATGCTGAAGATCGTCCATTGTTTCATGGTCACGAAGGTTTTGAGCATGCTCATGGTGCATTGACTCAGGCTCATGAACATATGAAAGCAGGTGGTCATAATAGTAACCTGACTATGAAGTATGATGGTTCCCCTTCTGTAGTGTTTGGACATCATCCTAAGAATAATAAATTCTTTGTTGCCACTAAAGGTGCATTCAACAAAGATCCAAAGATTAATCATACTCATGAAGATATCGAAAAGAATCATGGACATGCTCCTGGGCTTGCTCAGAAATTACACCATGCTCTTGATCATCTACCGAAAGTAACACCAAAGAAAGGTGTATATCAGGGCGACTTGATGCACTCAGAAGGTGATGTTGAGCATGATAAGAAAGGGGGTACTGCTAAATTCACACCAAATACAATCTCTTACACTGCCCATGGTGATGAAGCTAAGAAAGCTGCAGAATCTAAGGTAGGTGTTGTTGTTCATCAGAAATATGAACATGGTGAAGGTGCTGATAAGAAATCTCTTGAGTCAATGCATGTTACTCCACATCCAGATACTCATAACTTTAAAGAACATAAAGATGTTCATTTAAAGACAGCTAATCACGATACAAGTAAGATTGATTATCCTGAGAAAGATCAGAAAGAATTTCATAAGCATATGAACGCTGCCAAAGAAATTCATGACACTCATGGACATAAAATGTATGATGCTATCCACCCAGAGCACAAAGGCGAAGGTGGTCATCTAGGAACTTACATTAACAGCACTGTTCGCAATGATGAAGTGCCAAATGTAGAAGGTTTCAAGAAACATGTTACTGCAGCATATGAAAAGAAAGCTGCAAAAGTTAAGACAGAGAAAGCAAAAGCTGAACATACTGGTGAGGGTGCTTCTCAAGTTGCTCATGTTGAAGCAAACAAGGGTCACTACAGTAACTTATTAACAATGCATCATCACTTGGCTCAGGCTAAGAATACATTGGTTAAGAATCTTAACAAAAATACCAATGGTCTTGAGCATCATATCGATGATAAGAAAACTGATCCAGAAGGATTTGTTGTTAATCATGAACATAATGGTAAAGAACAACCAACTAAACTGGTAAATCGTTCTGAGTTTGCCAAAGCGAACTTACTGAAAATTAAAAAGTGGAATCAACCAAAATGATTACTTACAAAGAACTACAAGAAAGGGGTATCTGCTGGCCAGGATATAAGCGCAAAAAAGGTACCAAAGCCTACGATAAAGGAAGCTGCGTGAAAGAAGAATCTACACCATATTGGAAAAAACCTTCTTTTAATAAAAGAATGTCTGCTCTAGCTAAGCAAGAAAAATTAGCTAGAGAGAAGAAAGAAAAAGAACAGCAAAAACCTGTTAATGAATTAGAAGAAGGCACATTTAAGTATCATATGGATAAGGCAGTTGCTGCTCATATGAAAGGCGATTCAAAGAAAGCAATGTATCATTTAGATAATGCTAAGACTGCTCGCTATGCTATGTCAACAAAAGATTATCCTAAGAATAAAGATCTACTCGACAAGTATAAGAAAATGACTGAAGAAGTAGAGTTGACAGAGGGAGCAGCTACCGAGAAACATCATGTGATGGCTTTCGGTCGCATGAATCCAATCACAACTGGTCATGAAGCTGTAGTTAAAAAAATTCATGATGTTGCTGGTGAGCACAAAGCTGATCATACATTGGTTGTTTCTCATAGTCAAGATGCTAAAAAGAATCCATTAACTGCTGAGCAAAAAGTTAAACACGCCAAGCGTGCTTTTGCTGGTACCAAGGTTAAAGCTGCTTCTAAAGATAAACCAACTATCCTTCATCATGCTGCAGATTTACATAAGAAAGGTGTTCAACACCTGCATGTTGTAGCTGGTTCTGATCGCCACGAAGAAATGCATAATCTTTTACACAAGTACAATGGTAAATATTCTGCTCATGGTCACTATAATTTTAAATCAATTACAGTGCATTCGTCTGGCGAGCGTGATCCAGATTCAGAAGGAACTAGTGGTATGTCAGCAAGCAAGATGCGTGAACATGCCGCAGCTGGTAACAAGAAAGAATTTCATGCTGGTGCTCCATCTAAAATGAAACCAAAAGATAAGGACGCAATGTATAAAGATGTTCGTCATGGTATGGGCATCCATGAGTCTGTTTCTACAAATGAACCAACTACTCAAATTCCTTCAAAGAAAGTTGAGAAGAAAACATACAAAGAGTTGGTTAAGAATATGACCAAACGTAATGGTCCAGAAGATGACACTGAGATTGATCTTGATAAAGAAGAAAAGAAACAAATGGATGAAGAAACTGATAAGGAAAAGAAACCAGATCCAGTTCATCGTGTTTGTGTAACTTGTTCTGAACCAGATCATAAGCATGAAAGTAAGCGTGAACCAACAGAGCGTTTTATTAAAACATCTGCACCAAGCAAAGCAACTGCTGTTTTGAATGCAAAGCGTTACTTTAAAAAGATGGGTTTCAAAGTTCATGACGCTAAACATTTAAACATTGTTAGCGAATCGTTAGATGAGCATTTAATGCCAGCAATGGGTGCTGGTGCTTACATCAATGATTTCATTAAATCTACTAATCCACGTTTTGTAAATAAATCTAAAGAAGAACGTAGACGTATGGCTATTGGTGCTTACATGGCTGCCAGAGCAAAGGGTATTAAAGAAGAAAATAAAGATCACACTCCTGTTGCTCCAGTACCTGATAGAAAATATATTAAAGGTACTCCAGAGTGGAAAGCACATAAAGAAAAAAGTAAGCCAATTAATGGTCACCCAACGAATGTAAAAGAAGAACAGATTGATGAGAAATCTGAACAAGCTAAACGTAACAAGACAATGAAGAACTTAATGGCAGCATCAAAGGGTGCTAAAGCCAATCGTGATTCAGGTCTTGGTATCAAACCAGCAGATACTGGTCATAGAAATGCTCGTGATATGAATGTTTCTCTTGGTCGTGCAGCTAATCGTGGTGAGTTTAGTGAAGAAAACAATAACAAAAGAAAGTTTAAATTCTTCAAAGGTCAAGAACATTTTATTGATCCAAAAGAAATTCATAAGAAAGATTCTCACAAAGCAGTAAAAGAAGGTGTTGAGCAACCATCAGGAGATGACTCTATTCCTACTCAGACTTCAGCTCCAGGACAGAATCTTATTGCTCAAGAAGGTGATGTAAAACACAAAGCCCGTGAATTGGATGTAGCGGAAGGAGCAAGCCCTATGATTAAACCGCCTACTAATAGATTCAATAAAAAACAAGAAGCATTTGCCCACGCTCGAGAACACGGTGGTAAAGTATTCAAAAGCACATACATTGATCCCAACACTGGAAACAAAAACATAAACTTTGTTGTTAAAAAAGAACAAGGTGTGGCGGAAGGATGCTGAGAAGCGTGCTGAAGCAAAAGAAGGCAAACTAAAGGAATCTGAAATGAAATCATTTAAAGACTTCGTCAGTGTATTAAAAGAAGGTGTTGAGCAACCATCAGGAGATGACTCTATTCCTACTCAGACTTCAGCTCCAGGACAAATGGATGGGGAACGTGCTAGTAAGAAAAGGGGTTTTAAAACATCATTAGCTAAGATTAGTAAAAATTCTGTTGCCAGAGAAACCGAAGAAGGCTGGGAAGAACCAAAAATTAAAGGGAGCAAGTAATGAGTATTAGAGAAGAAACTGCTGAACAAGCAGCAGATCATAATAAACGTCTTAAGAAATTTAAAGATATGGCTAAACAAAGCGAATTAGAACCTAAAGAGATTAAAGAAGGTGAAGACCAAGAGATGGTAATGATTGACCTTCAAACTATTATCAATCATGTTAATCGTCTAGAGAAACATATTGGTAAAGAGATGGATCTTCCAGAATGGGTAGAAGCAAAGATTACACTGGCAGCTGACTATATTGGTTGTGTTGCTGATTATATCGAAGCAGACCTTCAAGTCAACGAAGAAGAAAAAAAGAAAAAACCAAAATGGCTTGAGGATGCTGAGAAGCGTGCTGAAGCAAAAGAAGGCAAACTAAAGGAATCTGAAATGAAATCATTTAAAGACTTCGTCAGTGTATTAAAAGAATATGAATCTGACAAGAATGGTGTTTATCGTCACACAAAGAAAGCGTCTTATGGAACATCATATAGTGATGCAGAAACTGAAATGGACGAAGAATTTACTGCCTTATCAAAAACTGGCGATACATTTAAAACTCGTACAGGTGTAGCAACTAAAACTAACACTGGTATAAAACATACTAATACTAGCTATTATGATGATGGCGAAGCTGACGACGGCGAAGCTGATCAAAAATCAAGCAAGGGTCGTAAAACAGGTCAAAGTGTTGGCTCTTACAAACGTCGCCAGCCAAAAAACTATAAATAATAAAGTCCAAATTCAAGGAGAATAAAAATGGCACTATGGGGAAATCAAGACGTTTTGTCTTCAGCACCAAAGAATCTTGCAAGAAAAGCATATTTCGATGCAACAAATACAACTTCTGTTGTAAGTACAGCTAACTCTACTATCAGCTTACAAGGTCAGGCTCATGGCTTCGCTACTGGCGATGCCCTTGTTTACAGTGTAAATGGTGGAACTGCAGTTGGTGGTTTAACAGATGGAACTACTTATTACGCACGTCGTGTAGATTCTTTTAACGTAGAATTGTTTGATACATATGCGCACGCTATCGCTACTGGTTCAGCTACTGGTCTAGTTTCTTTAACTGCTGCTGGTACTGGTACTGCTCATTCACTACAACGCGATCCAGGTGTTTCAAACGTATATGGTCGCACAAATGGTGGTTCAACAGTATT